ATGGAATTGAAACAGCCTTAGTTGGCGTGTTCAATAAACTCGCAGCGTCATCCTTGACGTATAATGTGGGAGCAATTAGCCAGCCAAGCGTTCTAAACGTGGAGTCTGGTTCAATGCTTACTTGCGAGATGTCACTGTCCGTACTAACCACCTGGAGTTAATATGTCCGAATGGGAAAAAGAGAACGAGGCCTTCCTGAAAAAAATCGGGCAGGTAACACCAGCAGCATCAAAACCAGCACCTACTAAGAAAGAAGAGGAATAACCTAAATGGCTGTATTTCTAAATAACAAGGTCGGCGTTAAGGTTAATTCCGTTGACCTTTCAGACCACGTGCAATCTGTAACACTTAACCGTCAATTTGATGAACTAGATGTGACCAGTATGGGAGATGCTTCCAGAAAGGCAGTCAAGGGCCTGGAATCAAGTTCCGTGACCATCGACTTCCTAAACGACACAGCAGCAGCAAATGTTCTTGCTACTTTGCAAGCAGCGTGGGGTACAACTGTTACTCTAGTTCTACTTCAAGAAAAAGGAACTGCTGTATCAGCAACCAACCCTCTTTACACAATGTCAGTTCTAGTCAATGGAACAACAGACATTAATGGAGCAGTTGGCGATATTGGTTCACAATCAGTAACTTGGAACTGTAATTCAACAGTTGCAGTTGCAACAACAGGCACATTCTAAAAACAAACTAAGGGGCAATCATGGCTAAGTTAAGAGTAACAAGGGCAGATGGAACAGTTGGAGATTATCCAATTACTCCATTGGTACAGTACGGTTTTGAGATTTACGCAAAGAAGGGCTTTCACTCTGCGTTTATCAATGAACCAAAAATGAGCGACATCTTCTGGCTTAGTTGGGAATGTATTCGCAGGTCTGGTGAGACCGTTCCTATGTTTGGGGAAAAGTTTATTGAGACTTTAATTAACGTTGAAGTTCTTGATGACGATTCCCCGAACTAGGGCGGGATTCCTTCACCTACCTTATTGCTAAATTGAGCGTAAGGCTAGGAGTTCCGCCACAACATTTGTTAGAACTAGATGAAGTAATGCTAAAGAACTTGATAAAAGTTCTTAAAGATGAAGCAAAGGAGATGAGCGATGCCAACAGAAGTCGTGGGCGCTCTCGCTCTTCGTAAAGCATTAAAAGATTACGCACCTGATTTAGCAACTGAACTTCGTAAAGAAGTTGCTGCTGCATTAAAACCAGTTGTTGCCGCAGCACGCGGTTTTGTACCAAGTGACTCCAGCATCATGAGTGGATGGCAACGCCGTTCATTCTCTGAAGCAAAATTTCCAATGTATGACGCAAATGTTATTCGTAAGGGAATCAGTTACAAAACAAGTCCTAGTCGTGCAAATAGTCGTGGTTTTACTGCATTGGCGTCTATTGAAAACAAATCTGCCCTGGGCGCAATAGTTGAAACTGCTGGCCGTAAAAATCCAAACGGTCAGCCTTGGGTTGGTCCAAAACTTTATACAAATCAAAAGCGTTGGTCACATTCTCCAAATCCACGTGCAGGTGCGCAGTTTAATAAGAACCTTGGTCCTATTTATGGAATAAAGAAAACTTCAGGCATTGGCGATAAACGTGGTCGTTTAATTTATCGAGCCTGGCAAGAAACAAACGGCAAGGTTATTGCTGCATACTTTAAGGCAGTACAAAACACAACTAATAAATTTAATAAGCGCACTTCAATTGTAGATGTAAAGAGAGCAGCATAGTGGACGTTTCAAAGATAGCCGTTCAGATTGCCTCGGAGTTCACAGGGGCAAAGGCCTTTAAGCAGGCTCAAACATCTGTTGATAAACTTGAACGTCAAGTAAAAACACTTGGACGCACACTCGGCATTGCATTAGGTACTGCTGCAATTGTTAGGTTTGGCAAGGCGTCAGTTAAGGCATTTGCAGCAGACGATAACGCTGCTCGCTCTCTAGGAAAAACATTAGAAAATCTTGGACTTAACACTCGTTACGCAGGCGATGCTCTTAATGGCTACATTTCACGTCTTGAAAAACAAACAGGCGTTCTTGATGACGAACTTCGTCCAGCAATGGACCGTATGCTTCGCGCCACTGGTTCACTTACTAAATCACAGGAATTGCTTGGCCTTGCATTAGATATTTCAGCAGGTACAGGAAAAGACCTTACAACTGTTTCACAGGCGTTACAAAAAGCCTACCTTGGCAATAATGCTTCACTTGGTCGTTTAGGTGTTGGTTTAAGTAAAGTTGAATTAACCAGCAGTTCATTCTTGGAGATTCAAGACAAACTGACAATGCTTTTTGCAGGACAAGCAGTCTCTGCTTCTAACTCTTACCAGGGTTCTTTGAATAAATTGACCGTTGCTAGCAACAATGCTAAAGAGGCAATTGGCAAAGGATTAATTGATGCACTTGGCATCCTATCTGGTTCAAGCACCGTTGACCCTGCTGTTTCTGCTATTGATAAGATTGCATTAAAGATTGCTGACTTAACCAGAGGCATTGCAAAATTCCTTCGCATCTGGAAAGAAATGCTAACCAGTTTTGATTTATTTATCCCAGCAGGCGGATATGGCAATGTTGGCATGGGTAATATGTCAATGACCTTATCTGGTCAAACAGAAAATGCACTTGGTAAAAAACAACGTTTAGCAATAGAAGAAGCAACAAAAGGTACTGCAAAACTTCTTGCAGCAGAAAAGGCTCGTCTTGCCAACCTTAAAAAGATTACTGCTGAAACACAGAAGAAGGCTGCTTTAGACCAGGCTTCAGTAGTGTTAAATCAAGCAAATAAACTTTTTGACATGGACCGTATTCAGTTAGCGGCTGCCGCGATGAGCAAGCAGACTGAAGAAGATAAAGTCCGCATCAGACTTAAAACAGAAATACTTGATTTAGAAGAAGCAATCAACTCTGGCAATGTTCAAGCAGCAGCCAAACTTGCTCAATCCGTATATAATGATGCAAAACTTCTTGGCGAACTTCGAGGAGTGATGGTTTCACTTGGTGATGTTCCAGACCCATTTGCAGCCTGGCTTTCAACATTGCAACAAATGCTTGCAACTCTACTTGCAATGACTGCTGTTATTCCAGTTATTACCACAATGATTGGTCAAGGTGGATTTAATGCTGGTTCTGCTCGCTTAGGAGAATCAGCAGGAAACGCAGCAGCAGGATTACCAGCCAACTCTTTGACTGATTTTATGGGATTTGGTGATACCCACCTTGGCGCGTTGGCTAGACAAAGTTCAAATGCAACAACAATAAATTACAACATTAATGCGCAAGGTGTAGGAGACCAACAAATTGCGGCTGTTGTTCAAAATGCCATTCAAGACCTTAATAGATATGGAAATTCAACAACCTACGCTGGGGCTATTTGATGGCTGTTCCAACGATAAATGCAAGCATTAACTTCTCGACTGGGCCTTCTTTTGCTCAGGCTTTTATTATTGGTTCAGGCATCTTTGGAACAAACGTATTAGCAGATGGCACAGCAGTTATTGTTGATGTATCTAATCAAGTAGATTCAATTATTACAACTAGAGGACGAAACGCTCAGGCTGACCAATTTCAAACAGGTCAACTATCACTTCGCATTATTGATGAATCAGGCGCGTTCAATCCCCAAAATCCAAGCAGTCCCTACGCAGGCCTTCTTAATCCAATGCGTAAAGTTCAGATAACTGCAACGTGGAATTCAATCACTTATCCAATTTTTTCTGGATTTATTACTGGCTACTCAACAACAACTCCTAAAGATACAGGCGAAGTTGTTTATACAACCATCACGGCAGTTGATGCTTTTAGACTTGCTCAAAACGCTCAAATATCAACAGTTACTGCGGCTACTGCTGGACAATTATCTGGCGCTCGAATCAATAAATTGCTTGACGCTATATCATGGCCTAACTCCATGCGCGATATTGATGCAGGTCAAACGACCATGCAAGTTGACCCTGGCACTCCAAGAACAGCATTACAGGCAATGCAGACCGTGGAATTGTCAGAGTACGGAAGCCTATATGTCAATGCTTCTGGTTCTTTTGTTTTCCAAGACAGAGCCTTTACAACCAGCAGCGTAAATGCAACTGCTGTTGTGTTTAATGACAATGGCACAGGTATCCAATACTTTAATGCTCTATGGCTTCTCAATGACGTGCTTATCTATAACTCAGCCCAAATCACTCGCACAGGTGGAACAACTCAATCCACATCTAATCAGGCTTCAATCGACAAGTATTTCATTCACTCATATAACCAGCAGAATCTATTAATGGAAACAGACACAGTTGCTTTGGATTACGCTCGCGCTTACGTGGCCTCTAGGGCAGAAACAACAACTCGATGCGATGCAATTACCCTGGACCTTTATACAGATAATTACAATGCAGGCATTGTCGCAGCGCTTGACCTAGATTTCTTTGACCCAGTAACTATAACCACAACTCAACCTGGTTCATCGACTCTCAGCAAAACATTACAGGTTTTTGGGGTTGCTCACACCATTACCCCTAATTCTTGGAAAACCCAATTCACAACGTTAGAACCAATTATTGACGGATTCATCATTGGCTCGTCTTTATACGGTATTCTAGGCACTAACGTACTATCGTACTAAGGAGATATAATGGCAAGCGGATTCCCAGCAGCAACAGGTGACGTCCTTACTAGCACCATGTTCAATGGGTTAGTCGCGTTCACGCTCAACGCTCAGACAGGTACAACCTACACTTCTGTTCTTACAGATTCATACCAGGTTCTTGTAACGATGAGCAACGCATCGGCAAATGCTTTTAAGATTCCAACTAATGCTTCTGTGGCACATCCAGTTGGAACAGTAATCACAGTTATGAATATCGGTGCTGGCACTTGCACAATCTCAGCAGTTACATCAGGAACAACAACAGTCCTGTCTGCTGGAGCAACAGCCGCATCTCCAACTCTTGCACAATATAAATCAGCGGCCTGCATTAAGACTGCTACAGATACTTGGTACGTTGTGGGTGCTGTTGCATAATGTTAAACACTATTGCAGGATTATTGGGAGTAGGTGCGCCGCCTACGGACTTTGAGTCTATTTCAACCACAACAGTTGGCACGGCAGTATCTTCAATTACTTTTAGTTCTATTCCTGCCACTTATACTCATTTACAAATTAGGCAAATTGCCGCGACTTCGGTAGCGGATAGGTTTTTCAAAATACAATTCAACTCTGATACTGCTACTAATTATTCTTGGCATTATCTACAAGGTGATGGAGCGACAGCAACAGCATCCGCTGGAGCAACAGTTGCTTATGGTATAAACGGTACAGGCCCAAACTCAACAACTTACTTTGGAGCAGTTGTTACAGACATATTGGATTATGCCAATACCAACAAATATAAAACAACTCGGTCATTATCGGGTGCTGATATGAACGGCGCAGGCGGTTACGTACAACTTTTTAGTAGTAATTGGCGTTCAACCACAGCCATTACTTCTATTACTTTGACTCCATCATCAGGCAATTTCAACCAATACTCATCTTTCGCTCTGTATGGGATTAAATAATGGCTATTACATATACACCTATTGCTACTACTACGCTGGCAAGTGCGGCAGCCTCTTACACATTTTCCAGCATTTCAGGTTCTTACACAGATTTAGTTGTTGTTGTAAGTGCTAGAAATACGACTGCTACATATACAGCAAGTATTAGATTAAACGGCGATAGTGGCAGTAATTATTCAAGCACTCAGTTATACGGCGATGGTACAACAGCAGGCAGCAACCGTGATACTTCTAGAACTCAAATAGATAATATCTATGCAGCATCTAGCGGCGATGCCGCCAATGTTTTTAGCACAACTTTGGTACATATTATGAATTACTCAAATGCGACCACCTACAAGACGGTGCTATCGCGTTCTAACCTAACTGTCCAGACTGCTGCATCAGTTGGACTGTGGCGTAATACTGCTGCAATTACTTCTGTTGGTATTTTCTCTGCAAGCAATTTCGCCATCGGCTCAACCTTCACCCTCTATGGAATAAAGGCGGCATAATGGCTGATACATTTGTTAAAATTGCTACTGTAACTGTTGGTAGTGGTGGGGCTGCGACCATTGAATTTACATCTATACCCTCAACTTACACGGATTTATGTATGAAAATGTCTGCAAGGTCAAGTGATACTACAAACAACACTGGTGATTTTGATGGTGCAGGATACCAATTTAATGGTTCACAAACTGGTTACACAGGCAAAGAATTACAGGGAAACGGAAGTGCCGCATCCAGCGTATCTCGAACTACAGTTACTATTGGTGGCATTGTTTATGGTCGTTTTAATGGTATAAAAAATAGTTACAATTCAAACGTTGCTTTTGAAAGTCTTGAAATGTATATTCCTAATTATTCTGGCTCTGCTAATAAATCACTATCTATTGACTCTGTTGGTGAACAAAATGCAACAGATGCAATGCAAATTATGAACTATTCTTTATGGTCAGATACATCTGTTATTTCCTCTATTAAAATCGCAGTTGCCACTGGCACTTTTGTTCAATACTCAACAGCAACCCTTTACGGCATCTCAAAGACATAAGGAGAATAAAATGGCAGATACAAAAATCATCGTGAACTGTGAAACAGGCGAGGTACAAGAACTTGAACTTACAGCAGATGAAGTAGCACAACGCAAGGCAGATGCAACCGCTTACGCTGCACAGAAAGCAGCAGAAGATGCAGAAGATGCGGCTAAGGCAGATGCTAAAGCGGCTATTGCTACACGTCTTGGATTAACTACTGAAGACTTGGCAACACTTCTAGGATAATGAAGCCAATATTGTGCAAGGCTGGTCTACAACTTCGTGAGCAGATTGATGATTCATTCGCTGACCGTGACCGTAAAAGCGATGGTTGGATAGGTGACAGTTCACACGCCTCGCGTCCAAGTGACCACAATCCCGATAAGACTAACGGCTACGTCAGGGCTATTGATGTGGATAAGGACCTCGACTCACGCGCCAGCACAGGTGCTTATCTTGCCGACCAAATACGTCTATGTGCCAAAGCAGGTGACGAACGAATTGCTTACGTCATCTATGCAGGCAAAATCGCTTCCTCTAAGAAATCTTGGAGTTGGCGTCCTTATGATGGGATTAATCAGCACAATCACCATATCCATATTTCATTCACTAAAGAAGGCGATTCAAATGGTCGCTGGTTCGAAATTCCAATGCTAGGAGCAACCAATGAAAATAACTAAAAGCACAAAGAACGCAATTAAGTCCTACCTAAAAGCAGTTGCAGTTTCAGCAATTACACTAGGCCTTGCACTCGTTGCAGATATTAAACCAGAATATGCAGTTCTTGCTTCTGCTCTTATTGCTCCTGTTGTCAAATTTCTTGACCCGTCCGATGACCAAGTGGGATGAGCGCCCAAGATTGGGCGGCTGTTGTCGCTGTTGCGCTGACCGTTATTGGTTCATTTATTGGGTCAGTCAAATGGTTAGTAAAACATTACCTGGCAGAATTAAAAACTAACGGTGGGTCATCAATGCGCGACCAAATTACTGCATTAGAAGCGCGTGTCGAAACGATTATTCGTATCTTAGAGAGGTGACACTTATCTCATGGCAAGGAAAGCAACTAAGAAGTTAGTGGATGAAGGCTATTCCAAACTAGATGCGTGGGCTATTGGCGTAAATGAAATGTACCGCGCCTTACGTCGTGCAGGCTTCACAGTTGATTTGGCACTTGCCATCATAATAGAAAAGAACAGTTATCCAGATTGGATACTGCCTTCTCCAATTAACCCAAACATACCTGAGCCAGACTGGTACGACGATGAGGATGAATGAAAAAAACTATCGTTTGGCCCGATTTGCAATGTCCATACGAGGACGCACATGTTGTACGTAATTTTGAACTATTTGCAAAAGCGTTTAAGCACGACTCTGTCGTTACTATTGGAGATGAGATTGACCTTCCTCAGATAAGCCGTTGGACTGAGAACACTCCAGGCTGGTACGAGCAGACACTAGCGGATGACCGCGACCACACAGTTGATGTGTTATGGCGATTGACTCAGTATGCCAAGGAAGCGCACGCAATAAGAAGCAATCATACGGACCGTTTATATAACGTCATTATGAAGAAAATTCCAGCATTTCTATCCTTGCCAGAACTAAAGTTTGAGAAGTTCATGAAACTTGATGAACTGGGTATTCAATTCCACAAAGAGGCTTATCCCATTGCCCGTGGATGGATTGCTGTTCATGGAGACCAAGGCAGCATTAATCCTAACCCTGGAATGAGCGCGTTAAACCAAGCCAAGAAAGCAGGCGTGTCAACTATTATGGGGCATACGCATCGCGCTGGTAGAAGTGCCTCTTCTGAGGCTTACAACGGCTCTGTGAGACGCGTACTGCATGGAGTTGAGGTAGGACATGCAATGAACGTAAAGGCTGCCAAATACGTATCTATGCCGAATTGGCAGCAAGCCTTCGCCATTGTTACTGAGATAGGCAAGAATGTCCAAGTTGACCTCATTTATGTAGAAAAGGACGGTACATTCGTTGTGTCAGGTAAGAGATACGGGCGCGCTAGGTAACGACATCCTTAGAGATGTGGATGACCAGATGGATGACTCAGAATTGTTACCATTTCGTTATCAAAATATGCTTGACTCCAGATAATCCTATGCAACACTAATGCCATAACCAATCGAACGAATTGGGAAAAGGGGCAAAAGATGGGCGCAATGAAAGCAGTTTATATGGACATGGCAGAGGATTTTGAAAACCTCAATGAGACATCTATGCAGTTTAAGGGCAACGGCTGGGAAGCACAGGATGGACGCTTCGAAGGCAGAGTTGACTATTCCAAGCAATACATTTACTGGTTCGATAACTATGCGAACCTCATGGCAGCACGCACAATCTTGCAGGACTTTGGCGATACTTATGAAGTCCTATTTGATGACGCGCTAGGTCAGTGGACACTTATTACTGACTATCAATCAATGTGCTGGAGCAACTAATGCCAATGTGGTTGTTGTTCACTCAGGCCATGGTGTTTATCTTTATTGGCTATTACATCGGCATTACAATCGGCAAAGAACAAGGCCATCGTGACGGCTATCTGCGTGGTCGTGCGGTTTCACGACAAGAATTTTGGAGAGAATAAATGAAAGCAACTGAGGCACTTATCAATGCAATCGACATTATGCAAAGTCGTTCTAAAACATACGGTTCAGCAAAAATCAATCAAGGTCGCATCGCTGCAAGGCTTACCTGTCTATTTAGTTACCCAGTCACAGACTATGAGGCTTGTCTTGCAATGGTCGAAGTCAAACTCAGCAGAATCCAGGAAAGTCCAAGACACGTTGATTCCTATCAAGACGCCATCGCTTATTTGAGCATGGCGCTCGAACTCGCCACAGAAGAGGATGAACTATATGTTTGATTTGTCTAATTATGAGGATGTGAACTCACGCATCCGTCGTTTCCAGGTCGCTTATCCAGTTGGAAGGATTGTCACAGATGTCATTCAATTTAATGCTGAGAAGGGTCATGTGCTTATATCAGCCCAAATTTACCGCGAGCATGAAGATACGCTTCCTGCTGCTGTCGATTACGCTTTTGGAGATTCAAGTACGTTTAATGCTTCGATGCGTAAGTTTTACGTTGAAGATACTG